AACCTCATGTTTGGGTCGGTCTGGCCGATGCCGACGTTGACGGTGACCGTAAGCTCTTGGTCCAAAAGCCGGTCAAGGTCGGGCGATACGCCGTACCGCTGGAGGTTCTGAAGCGTTTCCGACTGGCGCATCGCCAGCCCAAGGATCACCTCGTCGCTTTCGTACCGCTGTTCAAGCCGGATCAACTGGCGCAGCACGGGCTCGACCCACGTCTCCGCGAAGATGCGAAGGTCGTATTCCGTGACGGCGTTGGCGGCGTTGGTAAGCAGCGCCATGCCGCCGACGGTTTCGTTCATGCGCCGATTGGTGGCGACGGTGCCCTGCGAGAAAGCCCCCGCCAGCTCGTCGAAATCGACGTTGAGCCGGTCCTGTTCCGCGTAGGCCGTGCTGGTCACGTCCGGCGGCCGGTCGTACACGATATCAGTCGCGGGGTCCTTCACGACCACGGCGGAGCCCGGAGCGCCCGACGTCGCGGCCTTAATGTCAATCTGTTGGCCGGCGCGGATGCGGGTCTTCGGGTGGAGCGAGTGCTTCAGCCCGTCCATGCGAAGGTTTTGGACGTCGTTGACCGCGACTTGGAGATCCCCGAGCAGCGTCGCTTGGCTCGTCGGCGTGGCGGTAAAAGCCTCCAGCTGCCCGTAGCCGATCACATAGGGCCGCTCGCCGTCGCGTAGGACCGGGAACGCATCCCGCAACGGCACGGGCTCGCTGAGAAGCGCCACGGTGCCGAGCGAGTAGAAGAACCAATCCCGGCCCTCTTCGTCGCGGATGATGTTCCGGTGCCGCCAGACAAGCTCGTGATCCTCAATGCTTTCCGACGTGCCGTCCGGGTCAAGGGGATCGTAGCCGCTGCGCTTTTCCCGCACCGACGACGTGGTGTCCACCTTCGCCTCAGCCATCGTGGCATCGTCCACGTCAAGCCACTGGATAGCGCCGTCCTTGGACCCGGCGTTGCCCTTCAACGCCCCCGCGTAAACCGCCTCGCGCTCAATGACGAACGGGCTGTCCGTCGCCGGATCGAGGAAGTCCGCGCCTTGGTGGAAACGGAAGTTCTCCGGCGGAATGGGCTTGATGACCGGAATGTCCTTGCGGATCGTCTCCATCGGAACGTCAATGGCGATGGGCTCGCCGGTCTCAGCGTCAAGCACGGGCGCCCCGGTCATGGGGTCCATGACCTGCTGCTGCACCGTCTCGATTACGCGCTCGTAAAGCCACTCCTGCCGCGAAGCGCAGTACCCCATCGTCTTCGCCGTCTGAAACTGCGCCTGGACGATCAGAAACCACGGGATCGACTTCGTGAGCCGGTGTTGAAGCACGCGATGCATCACCTCAGCGCTGGCAATCTGCACCGGGTCGCCGTCGTCTACCGCCGTGACGCTCACGACGTCCTGGGTCGAAAAGAACGCGGCCGCGCACGCCGCTTCACCCTTGCGGATGGTCGATCGGGTCTTCGGGCGAAACAGCTTGGACCGGCCTCGGTAGTCGTCGCTATTGTACTTCGATCCGCTCGGGTGCCGGCCGTGGAAATGGTCGAGGGCGCGTTCCCACGGCTTTTGAAGCTCAGACTGGACGAAGCTCTCGCTTTGGTCCCAACAGGTCCGGGCGAGCGCCAGCCAATCGCGCGAAGACACGTCGGCCGTCTGCCCGTCCTCCATCTTGGACGAGGCGTCGTCGTTCAGCATGTTGAACTCCTTACGCGAACCACGCGCGGGCTTGCTTGGCGTCGCGGTCGGCCTCATTCGCCTTCGTCGCGGGAAGGCCGTGGCGCTCTAGAAACTCGCCGCCGGCCCATACCGCCTTGCGCTTGATGGCCTCGGGGCCGTCCAATTCGCTCATGCGGATGTAGAACCCCATGCGCTCGCTTAGGTCCCAATTCTCGACCGTGACCATGCCGGTGCGGCTGTCGGCGTGGACCGCGAACGACCAGCCCGGATAGTGGCTTCGCAGCACGCGCGCCACTTCGCTCGCGAGCTTCTGGTCGGCTGCCATCGTGGCGGCTTGTTCCACGCTCGCGTAGGGGAGGACTTCGATGACCGCCATGTCAGGCTCCGAACACGACAACGAAAACGAGCGCCCGTGAGGCGCCCGTGAGAAACTCACTCCACTCGATCCCGCCCCGGAGGAGCGGCGGCACCCGCCAAGGGATGCGCCACCCGATGTAATAGGACAGCGGGAGGGTCACGGCGTAGGCGAGCGGCAGGGCAACCCACGCCAACGGGAACGTCGCGACCAAGCCCGCCAGCCACGCCGCACCAAGGGCGGCGCCGACGACGATTGCGCGCTGCGTGCCGACGACCGCCATGGCGATCACGTCATCGCGCACCGTCCCGGCCCACGTTCCCATGTCCTGCCCCGGCGCATGGCGGATGTGCAGGCCGATCCACTCCCCGATGGCGACGGCGCCCGCAATCCACACGGCACCCGTGAGGATGTAGACCACGCCGAAGCATGACGCTGCCCACATCGGACGCAGGGTGAAGACCGGGTGCATGACCACCCGAAGCACGCCCGCATCAGGCCGGTGACCTCGAATGCGATAGGCCGCCGCGAGCCAAAGGACGATGGCCGCGATCACGTCGAGGTGCCCGTGCCGTAGGGCTGCCCCGGCCGTTCAAGCACCTTGAACTCGCGCCCGTTGGAGAACTCGTAGGCCACCGGCCGCACGGCGTTCTTCGTCCAGTCCCGGTCGGCGCGCTGGATCAGCGTGCGCCACGTCTGCGTGGTCAAAGCACCACCTCCAGCGGCTCGGCGTTGCGGGGCTCGTAGTCCTCCCCCGTCAGCCCGTGATGGAGCATCCGAAGGACGTGCTTGTGCGCGATCACCACCGCTTCCTCGACGTCCTGACCGCGCCACCAATCCAGCACCCTAAGCCGCACCTGCGCCAGCGTCTCGCCGCCCGGCGGGGCTTGGTCGTGCTGAGTGTCCCAATCGTCGTGCGCGTAATAGCCGTAGCGCTCCATCACCCATGGCACCGTCTTCCCATCGGCCTCGCCATAGTCGCGCTCGATCAGCGCGGGCACGGTGACGAGCTTCGGCTTGGTCCCGGCCGCTTCCGCCGCGATGGCCGCCGTTTCCTGAGCGCGCTGCATCGGGGAGACGAACCACAACGGAACGCCCGCGATCATCGGCCCGAGGGCCTTGGCTTGGCCCTTGCCAGGGTGCGACAAGCCCGCGTCGATGTTCGACCCGGCGATGATCTTCTTATCTTGCAGGATCGTGCGGGCGTGCCGCACTAGAATAAGCCGCACGATTATCTCCTCCCGGCGTCCGAAGGTGGCCGGCTAGCTGTCGAAGTAGACGGGGGGCTGATACGAGCGGACCATGCCCGGCGTCGTCGCGTGGCGCAGCATCATAATCGCATACCGCGTCGCGCTCATAAGGTCGTCGCGCTCCTTGACGATGACGCCGTTCTTCCGGTGGTACAGCCGGAACTCGTCAAACCATTCGCCCAAGGTGGAGAACACCTTTAGCCGCTCGGTCTGCATCCGCATGAGCATATCATACACGCCGGCCTCAACGCCGTTCGTCCCGTCCTCGAACGTCGCGCGATCGTTCAGCAGGTTCAGCCCTTGCTTGCGGTACTGCTCGGCCAGTTGCTCGCCCGACCCCTTGTCGTGCTGCAAGCCGTCGTGCGGCCATGCCCACGGCAGCCATTCGCCCCAAGGCCGAAGCGCCGCCGCGTGAATGATCGGCGTGGCCTCGCGCTGGCGATAGCCCGCGATGACATACACCCGGTCACTGTCAGGGTCGTGCGCCACCCTCACGGCGGCGAACGGGTGGTCCCATCCGAAGTCAAGCCCGCCAATCTGCGGCCACCATTCGGGCACATCAAACGGCTCGCACGTCACTTCGCTTTCGGCTATCGGGAAAACTCGACCGGACCCCAGCGCCGGGATGCCCCGCGCCCGCGCTTCCCGCTCATGTGGCGGATAGCTGGCGATGATCCGCGCCCGCTCCTCGGCCGTGTAGTGGTCCACGTCGTCGATCGTCATCTTCGTGACGTGACGATCGGGGCTTTCCTCTTGGAAGAACCGGGCGACTACGTCGCTCATGCCGAGCAACGGCGTGAAGGTCATGTAGACCAAGCCGCCCGTCGCGTTCGTGCGCGTGATGCCTTCGATGTAGA